GGTGTAGAAAAATTAATGGAGTATGTAGCTCTAACTGATAGAATTGTACAATCAGATGAACCATTTGTTGAGTATGTATCTCCTTATGATATCTACTTTCCCGCTAACGCAAGACGACTAGAAGAAACAAGATGGGTAGCACATCGTATTGTACTTCCAATTGATGAAATTAAAGCAAATCCTGCATTATCTAATACACAAGATATTATCAAAGATGGTTTAGTAGATATACAAGAGAGATTAACTGAAAGAGGTGATGGTTCACCTGGTGAAGCTATGATCTCTGAGACAGCAACTATCTATGAGTTCTATGATATGCGTACACGTACATTAACTGTAACTCAGTTAGGTGCAGAGAAACCTCTATTTGAAGGTGCAATACCTTACTCACATAGATACCCACCTTTTGTACACATGAGAAACTTCTCAGATGGTGGTAATGAAATTTGGTCATTTGGTGATCTTGAGAATATCGCATCACTACAAGAGAAACTAAATGAAACATTTACTGAACAAGTAGATAATATGAGAAGAGCTGGTAACAAATACGTTACTATTCGTGGATTGTTTGATGCTGAGTCAAGAGATAGACTTGAAAGTGATGAACCAGATGTTGTAATTGAAATGGAAGCTATGAATGGCTTAAACCCAAGAGATGCAATCTCTGTATTACCACGAGCACCACTACCTGCTGATATCTATAACGCCCAAGGAAAGTTTGAAGACGCAATGCGACAAGTGCTTGGCATTAATGATTTCCAAGCGGGTGGGGTGGGCGCAGATAGAATGAGTGCTTACGCTGCTGCGGTTGTTGATGGTGTAGCTACTTTGAGAGCTAAAGATAAGCAGCAATCAGTAGAAAAATCTGCATCACAGATATTTAACCATGTGATTAGATTATGTCAAGAGTTTATGGTAGATGCAAGAGCGATAAGATTAGTTGGAGTAAACGGTGGAGTTTGGGCTGATATAGATACTAATGTGATTACAGGTGAGTACGATATGAGGGTAGAAGGTGGTTCTTTATCTGCTGTTAACCCTGCAACTAAACAAGCTCGTGCACTAGAGATGCTAAGTGTTATTGTACCAACCTTACAAGGATTGGGTTATGACACTGAACCTGCACTTCGTCACATTGTTCGTGATCTTGGCTATGACCCAGATATGTTCTTGGTCAAGTCTGCGCCAGTTCCTCAACCACCAATGCCACCTGAGATGGCTGGTGCTGCTCCTATGAGCCCAGAGGGACTGCCACCTGAGTTGCTAAATGCAGCGGCTCAGGGAGGATTAGCACCTGAACAAGGTATACCAACTGAAGAAGAGTTGTTTGCCGGACCTGTTGAGCAATTGCCACCGGGTGCTGGTTTAGCTGGCCTGATTTAATTCTGTCGGGTTAAGACACATATATGAGAGGATAGGTATATTTATCTGTCCTCATAGCCGAACAAGTTAACGAGATCGCAAAATGCGACACCTATGGTTATGACACTCGGACAAGGGAGAATAAAATATGGCAGATGTAAATGATTTCGAAAATCTATTTGAAACAGCACTCACAGAACTGAATACAGCAAATCAGATAACTAGTGATGCGGTAACAGAAGAAGAATCAACTTTAGTACAAGTCGAAGAGAGCGTTGCTGACGTGACTGAGACGGATGCTGATGAAGAGACAGAAACTACAGTTGAAGAAAATGATGACGCTGCCGACAGCGTTGATGATACTAATAAATCACCAATTGCTGTAACTGAAGATGATACCATTGTTTTACCTGATGGCACTGAGGTGTCAGTAAAGGAAGCAACGCTACGTCAGAGAGATTATACTCGCAAGACACAAGCGTTAGCGGAAGAACGTAAGGCACTCGAAAGCGAAAGAGCGCAAGCTACCCAAGCGATTGAATATGTCACAAGTCTTTCACAACGATGGGAAAGTAATCAGGCGGAAGTAGTGAGTGGGTTCGTTTCCTCTACAGAAGACCCAACATTAGTACTTTCGCAAGTTATCGTAGAACTGGCTAAGGCCGAAAAGCTTGATCCTAAGTTCTTGGAAACTTTTGGTATTACACCTGAAGTCCAAGAGAAGTGGGTAAGCGAGGTTAAAGGTCAATCCGAACTTGCAGATGTGAAAGCTAGACTTTCTAAATTCGAACAAGAGAGGGCAGCATTTGATGAAACAAACGCAGCGAAGGCTGTTGAAGATTCTTTGATTGCTGAATACGATAGACAATGGGCAGAGATTGCAACAACAAATAATTTAGTAGGAGATCCGAACAAAGAGATTGAAGCTAAATTAGAGTTGTTAAACTATGCTCTTGAAAATGAAGTCTCGAATCTCAAAGCCGCATGGAAAGCTTTACAGTTTGAGAAATCACAAGCAAAACCCGCAAAAGCCACTGTCAAGAAGGCAGAGGTAGATGCAAAGAAGTTAGCAACTGGTGCTATACATCCTAGGTCAACTGGTGGTTCGATTGTAGCTGGAAAGATAGCAACGAACATAGAAGACGCAGCGTGGCAAGCATTTCAAGAGTTATCTTCTCGTAATAACTAACCCTCGTCAAACTAACAATAGGAGAAATAAATTATGGCATTAGGTCAAAATGATTTCAACGAGTTGCTATCCGCAACCGTACAGAAAATCGAAAAGCAACTTGTAGACAACGTGTTTACAGCACACCCAACACTAGACTTCCTTAAGGCAAGCATTAAGTCTGCCACAGGACCGTCTGTAATATTCCCAATCGTAGCTGCTGATGATTCTTCAACAGTATTTACAGATGCATCAGGAACATTTAACACCGGAGTATCTAGCGATATTCTTGGCGTGGCGAAGTATGAGTGGGCTTCTCCACTTGTTTCGAAAATTCGCGTAGAGTTTAAGCAACTTGAAATGAACTCAGGACCAGAGCAGGTAGTTTCACTTGCAAAGGCACACCTTGATTCTGCAGTTAAGGGTCATGGAAAGAAGTTAGCAACAGTTCTACACACTGCAGGTTCTGCAGGTTCTGGAGCATTTAACACACTAGATGAAATCATCTCAAACAGCGATACGTTGACAACTTCAACTTCTCGTACTGTTGGTGGTATTCGTGGTGGAGTTGCAACATACGCAACCACAGCGTTCCAACGCAATGGTTCAAACGTAGCAGCAGCTGTTATTGGCGCACACGACATTATCGTTGGCGACACAATTGTTGTAACTTCAACTGCTAACGCATCGTTTAACACAGTTACAGCTGGAGCAACAGTTACTGCAGTATCAGCAACTGAAGTTTTTTATGGCAACACAGGTAGCTCAACCGGTCTGCTTGCTGACACAACTGGTGTTGTAACTTGTGCTGCAATCAAGGCATACTGGAAAGCAACAGAAAAGACACTAACTACTGCTGGTGGATATGATATTCGCCTTGCATTCCGTACAATCTCTGACGACATTTATGTTGCTTCAGGGGAGCGCCCAAATGCTATCATCGCTGGTCGTAACGTTTTCGCTGAATACGAAAACTCATTTGACAGCAAAATTCAGTACCCAGGCGTAGCAGGAACAGGAGAAACTCGTTTCCGTCAGTTAGACTTTGATGGTATTCCAGTTCGTCTTGATCCAGACTGCCCTACAAACTCAGCATACTTCATTAACACTGACTACTTAGTAGCTCGCTACTTAGGTGGTAACTTTATGAAGGCAATGCCAGCACAGGTAATTACTGGCACTCTTGATACTGTAACACCATTAGCTAGTGTACTTTGCGTAGGGACAAACAACCGTCGCGCACATGGTAAGCTAAACCGCGCATAGTCGCACTATAACGAAGACCCCGGTGGCTAACGCTATCGGGGTTTTTCGTTGTCGGGTACTGCACGATAGGTGAGGAGTTGAGCCAATTGAATCTAACACAACTACGTGCTCATGTCAGATCTTTAACTGGCATACAGAGCACAGCAATAGTAACAGACGCTGATATAGATCTATTTATTAACGAAGCGTATCAGGAAATCAATCGTGAAGCCGATTGGCCTTTTCTGCGTGCCCAAACAACTATTACAACTAGTACAAATGTAGCAACTTACTCACTACCTGCTGGGGTACAAGATAATGCAATAGCTAGTATGGCTATACTTTCTAACGATGTTAATCGTAGACAGTTACGCCCAAGATCAAGATACAGTACAGATGACAGTCCTGGTCCTTATTTAATTGGAAGACCAAAAGAGTACAGCGTTTGGGATGGAGTAGTTGAATTATACCCAACACCTGATGCTTCTGAAACTATAACTTTAAGATACTTTAGTGAACTTGCTAATCTATCAAGCGGTACAGATTTACCAGTATTTGATGCAAAGTTTCATTCACTTGTAGCTTACGGTGCGTCTGTAAGAGTTCTAATCCGCGAAGGTGACGAAACAGAACGCAGAGGTTATTATAACTTGCAGTTTAAAGATGGAATGGAACAAATGAAAGGTGACTACCTATCAGAGCGTGATCGTTCAATTATGCGCCTAGGTGGTCGCAGACGTATATTTGGTAGACGCGATAATAACTATGGAGTTTAAATTTGAAAGTAATAGATATAACGAACTTCTCAGGCGGTATACACGAAGCCTTTGCTCCTGTTGATTTTACAGAGCGCCAATGGACTACGCTAAAAGGTTTCTTTCTTAAAGATGAAACAAGGATTGTAACTCAATGGCCACTTCAAAGAGTTGGCACTGAAACTAACTTTAGAGAGATAAAACAATTAACAGCAGCCGATGGTACAAACTACATTGTTGGTATAAAAACTAATGGTGAGATATGGGCAGCAACTGCTCCTAGCAATGGTACGGTATTTGGTACAACTAACTCTACTGCCTGGACAAGACTTACAAGTTCCAATGGAGATGCAACGGTAGTAGCAGACGCTAACGACCACTTCCTATGCGAAACAACTTTACAGGTATCATCTGTTGCAAGTGGTAAAGCCTTACCAGCTTTGCTTATCAATCAATCTGAAACAATAGGAGGGCTACAAAGTCCACTATTAGTATGGGCAAATACATCTTCAAGTATTGGTGTATATCGTGTTATAAAAACTAATACACATTACACAACATTAAGAGCTATTACAAGTAATGTTGCAACAGTTACTATGTCTACTAAACATATCTTTCGTGTAGGAGATACAGTAACAATAGCAAACCTAGGAACTGACTACAATGGCACAAGAACTATTACAAGTATACCATCTCGCTACTCTATCACATTTGCTACAGCAGGTGCTAACGAAGGGTCAACCGCTGACGTTGACGGTACTGTACTAGGATCAACTGCTGCAGTATACCCAGGATATGCACCAAGTGCACCATCAAATGTTACTAATGCGCAGAGTGGTGGAAATGTTGTTGTTACTTGGACAAACGAGTATTCAGGTAGCGCTGACATAATTGGCTATAAAGTTTATTCTAATGCTGGTACTTTACTAACAACCACGACTGGTGGGATTGTTACAACGGTTACTTTTGCAGGAACAGCTACAGATGGCGCTGTGGTAAGACCTTACAACGCATACGGTGATACACCTTTTGATGCAGAGGGTGGCGCAGTAGTGCCTGCAACAGGATTTATACCGAGAGCGAACGTTGGTACGATTTGGTCAGGTCAGTTAATACTTGGAGATATTGAGTATTATAACAACAATGATGACATAACTTTAGGCAACGAACTTATTAGTAGCAACTCAGCCAAAGTACGTAATGGTATTTGGTTCTCTAATCCATTATCGTTAATGCAGTTTGACCCACTTGCTGAACTAAATGTTGGTAATCCTGATACTATTATAAGTAATTTTACTGTACTTCCACAAGGTTTACTAGTAACAACTAAATCAAATACAAATGACTCAGGTATATTTTTACTTAGAGGTTCAAATGCTGGTTTGATACTTAATGAAGAATTGGTATTAAACTTTACACTTGAGCTTATACGCGGTGGAATGAGTACACCTATTGGTTCAGTTAATCCTGGTAACATATCTACTCTATGGCCTGCTGTTGGTACTGTTGTATTCTTTGATAACAAATCATTAGTATGGCAAACAAACACACAAGATGTTATTCAGTTAGATCAGTATGGTGCAATACCACCAACAGCATACACTAGTACTGACAATATGATTTCTTGGGATAGATATCTATTTTGCCAAAGAGATGCTCGTTTGATAGTTATGCGTGAGTTTGGTGACGAAGGTTCTTGGACAGAGATGGTGTTACCAACATCTTTAAAAGCTGTAAGTATGTGTGAAGTAGGTAATAGCGTTTACTTTATTGGTAGCGGTGATGGCAATAGCTATGTTTGGAGATTTGTATTATACCCTACTGGATCTGCTGCTAACGAGTATGGTAAGGCTAATGGAACTGATTTAGATTTAACTATTGTAACACGACCAGTTGGTGAGCCTGACAGATTTGAGAAAAAATACTGGCATAGAATTGGTTTTAGAGCTTACGGGGGAACAGGGGCTACACTAAAAAGTATTGAGAGTTGGAACGGCACAACGCTTGCAAATACCAATTCATCTTTACTTACTACAACATTTAGCCCTGCCAAAACTATTACTGCAAGATTTGAACAGGTTGTGCCAGCCCATGGTCCAAGTGTAGAGGCTGCTGCTAGAATAACAATGACTGGCTATGTTGAAGTAGAAGCAGTTACTTTCTATGTACATGGTAAGTCACCTAAGAGGCCGTAATGGCTGATCGTAACCCCATACTACCACCAGCATCGGCAGATAGTGTTCAGTTTGACCCTGCTGTACTTGCTCAAAGAATACAAGAACTTGAGGGTGTAGGTAATTTACAAGCAGGACTTGGAGTAACCGAAGGAACTGTATCTGCTTATAATGTTACTACAGGTAGAGGTACAGCAACAACAAATAGTGGTACGTTATCTTTTTATAATGGTATATCAACTGCATTAGTTATTGATGACATTATAGCAATTGCAAAAACAAATGAAAATAAAAATGTAGTGGTAGGTATCATAACACGACCTGGTAGCACAACACCTGTATCTGTTCCACTTGTTTTAGTGCCACCGGACTTTCCGATTAGAACTGACAATAGATCATTCCCAATTAATACAACCAATAACCCAAGTGGTGTATTTGAGTTAGCATACGATTTACCAGGTGCATTTGGTTATGGTACTGATTTAATCATTGGACCTAAAGGTACAACATCAAGTACTGGCTACACAGACACTAACGCATTACTACGAAGCACAGCAACTAACTTAAATATATCAAGTACTATAGATGGACCAAGATACTGGATTGACAATAACGGCAGACTTATTGTAATTGACGCATCTAATCAGTTAAACTATAGGGACACATCTACTGGTTTATGGACTACTTCTACTTATACTAACGCAATATACTCTTGGGATAACACATACAAAACTTTATGGTTTACTACTGCAGGTTATACTGGCGGTCCGTTTTTTAAATTTGAACCTACCGACTCCGCACCTGTTGCTATGGGTGCTTTAGGTACAGGAGTTTCAAACGTAACCAATCCCAGTAATCGTGGTATACTCGCTGATAAGGGTAAGCTTGCTTTTCAATCCTCTAATAACTCTAACGGAGTATGGGTCAAAAACAGTTATGACTCAAGTAACTTTACAAATAATGGTACAGCTGCTGCTAGCTTTGTAGCAAACCGTACAGCAACTATTGATCAAAGTGGTAATATACACAGAACTGGTCAAAATGTTGTATCAGGTAACTATGAGATAAGAACATACACACATTCAACAGGTGTAACTTCAACAGCAGACACTGGCATAACATATACTAACGTCACCAATGATCATTTACAGAGAACTTCTACAGGTGTATTTGTTATGTTATGTGTTGCTCGTGAGGATGTTATAGTAGGAGGAGGTTCTGCTTTACGATATATCTCTGCGGTAGCTTTATTCACTGGGTCAGCCTCATCTTGGGTATATTACGATACCGTACATTACTCAGGTTCAAATATAGGTAACTTGGTACAAACCAACTTAATTGAGATTATGAGCAATGTTTATAGGTTTGGCGCTGCCAACACTACTATTTTCTCAAGCGGTTCAGGCAGTTGGTCTACAGGAACATACTTTATACACGAGTTTACAGTAACCTAATCTTGTCGGGTACTAACCGATAGGTGAGGGTTTAGGAGAGATAAATGGCATATACAGCTAGAAGTGGTGATACACTTTCTGCAATAGCAAGGCGATACAATACAACTGTTGCCGCTTTGCTTGCTGCTAACCCAAAATTAAAAAGCGATCCTAAGTACAAGGGTGGCAATACTATATTTTCAGGTACTAAGATTAACTTACCTGGTGATTCAGGTGGCGGTGGTTCTACTCAAGAGGTATTTGTTAATGATACTAGACCGGCAACCCCACCTGTTACTCAACCAACAGTTTCTGCACCACCAGTAAATCCAGCAACAGTAGCTCCTAGTGTGCTTGCTTCTGGAGAAAGTGGTGCAATCGGTGCAGCATCTATTGCAGCACAATTAGCAGCGATTGAAAGAGCTAAGCAAGCCGCCACACAACAGGCTGCTGCTGCATCTGCTGAAGCAGCAGAAAAGGCTAGAGTTCAAGCATTAATGGCTTCTGAAGAAGCAGCGATTGAAGCAGCAAGAAAAGCTGAGTATGAAAAACTTTTAAAAATGGGTTTTACAGTTGAACAAGCAAGTTCACAAACTAACTATAATTCAAACGCACAACCTGTTATTACATCAACAACTACCGATACGCCAACAACAGTTTATCCTAAAGTAGATGGTGGCATAATTGATAAGCTTGACACTCCATCAACAACCTCTACAACTACAACACCAACAGATTACACTGGACAGATTGCAACAAGAGGTGAAGAAAATGGTAAGGTTGTGTATCGCCTACCAGATGGCACTATAGTTGATGAAGTTCCCGGAGATGATTATAATTTTATTTATTACAGACTTCCTAATGGTACTGTAGTAAAATCTGGTAAACTTGCAACCGCAAAGGTTATAAGTACAGGCACAGAAACCCCTTCTGTAAAGTATTATACTAATCCAACAACAGGGGAACAGATACTTGGACCTGATGGTAAGCCAATTGTACTTGGACCTGGTGGTTCTGCAACGGATGTATTTTCGTATACTGAAGCTTTAAGAGCAGCAACTGAAGCAAAGCAAAGAGCAGCGTTAGCAAATACATTTTCTCGTAGACAAGCACAGACCGAATTAGAGAAATCACAACGCACTACTGGTAGAGATATTTATTCACAACAGCAAAAAGCACTCAATGAACTTGCTAAAAGAGGTATTACATCCGCCCCGGGTTTACAAACTGCAGCACG